AATTGCTCATCGCTGTCGGTCGATACCCGCGCATATGCAGCCACGCGCCGTTTCGCGAGGGGGTGCATCTGGTTCTCACCGAACGCTACCGCTGCGCGCTCAATTTTCGTTACTCGTTTCTGTGCTGCTTCCACCGTGAATTGCCTCCCTGATCGCCAATGATTTTGCTTTGGCCGCTTGTTTCATTTCATCCGTCCAGCTCTCCGCGCGTGAACGGTCTTTCCATTCCGATAAGGTAGTGGTTCCATCCGTAAATACAAATCGCAGCGTGTTGGCTCCCAGCACCTCAATCCGCAAAACCCGTTTGAGAAACTCAGTCGCATCAAAGGATGCTAAACCAAGGGCTTCTGCGCAAGCATCCAGCAGCGCCGATTCGGGTATCTGCTTTGCAGGGCAGGCATTCTTACCATGCTCTAAGTAGGTCGCGCATTGCCAGCTTATGCGCCCTTTCGTCGTTTTCCTTTGAAAGTTCTTTCCGCAATTACCGCAGATAATTCGACCAGTGAAGGAATACCGCGCATTGACTGGGTTGCTGGGCTTATATCGTTCGCTAGACAATTTTAGTAGCTCCTGCGCCGCCTGAAATGTATCAATGTCAACAATCGCCGGATGGGACTGTTCCACATAATACTGCGGTGCTTCCCCGTGGTTCCGCTTTTTTCGTTTGCTCAAATAATCCTCGATATACGATTTTTGCAGAAGCGCGTTTCCTGTATACTTTTCGTTTGTCAGGATTTCGCGGACATGCCTCGCACTCCAAGCAGCATGGTTCAGTGTTTGCTCTCCCGCCGCGTTCAGACGCCTTGCGATTATCACGCTGGAATCTCCGGAAATATACCAATCGAAAATTTGCCGTACTACCTCGGCTTGACGCGGTTCTATGGAAATATTGTCACTCTCAATCACATAGCCGTACATACTCCGCAAACCGACCAGCTCGCCCTGTTCCATCTTCTTGCGAATCCGCCACTTACAGTTTTCCGAGACTGATCGGCTCTCCTCCTGCGCAAAAGAAGAGAGGATGGAGAGCATCAGCTCACCATCCCCTGATATGCTATGAATATTCTCTCGTTCGAAGAAGACGTCCACGCCTTTTTGCTTCAATTCCCGTAATAGGTTCAGTGTGTCCAGCGTGTTTCGTGAAAACCGACTAAGCGACTTTGTAATCACCAGATCGATCAGCCCGGCATCGCAGTCCGCAATCAGACGTCGAAACTCAGGGCGATCGTTTTTTGTACCAGTGACCCCTTCGTCCGCATATACACCAACGTACTTCCATTCGGGATTGTGCTGGATATGCGTCCTGTAATAACCGACCTGAGCCGCCAGCGATTCGATCATGCTTTCCTTTTCAATCGAAACCCGGGCATATGCCGCGACACGCGTTCTGGGCCGAATGGCCGGTATTGTCGGTTTTCTTGTATGGATGACCCTTGCCATATTCCCTCCAGTCATGTCGCATATTACCTCAGTTTTCAAGGTGTATCAACCATTATTTCCGATGTTTCAGGCATGGTTTTCTCAATCATTACACGAAAATTGCGAATCGATGGTACAGTGAGACCGTCTGCCTCCGTTGTGCGCAAATGCGCACAACGGGGATATTGCTGGAAAATTCATCGTTCACCTAGCCAATCATTTTCATCCACCCAAGCGCAGATAATCAGGCCAGTTGTGGACGAACACCCCATACGGGCACCGATCAAAACGATACGTCAGCGATCGCCCCCGGTTAACCCTCCGAATAGTGAATTGTGTTTTATTATCATCTCATGATCGAAGGCTTTGAATTCTCCTTTTGAAAGGAGCCCCCGCTCCATCATGCTTTTCGCTACCGCCATTACCGTCCGATAACTCATTTCACGCTTAAATTGCTCGTTTGTCATGCAATCTTCCTTTTCTGAAGCGATAAGCGATGTAGCAGGCGTGGCAGCAAAATTTCCGATGGTTGTTAGGATAATCTTCAAAGCTTTTGCCGCAATATTCACATGCGATTGTCTCCGCCGTTTTCTTTATACCTGTATTTCGGTGTGCGCTCCACCACGACCGGCGGCAGACTGTAGAACAAAAATTCTGATACTTCCTTCCAGCAACCTGTGAAATGGAAGCACCACAATTTCTGCAATGCTCCGAATCGGCTGTTGCGCCCACTCCTTCTGAAGGGTGAAAGTCGTTCCGCTGACAAATGGATTTAACCGTGTTCCGCGACAATTTTAGTATATCGCTGATCTGGGTATAGCTCTTCCCGGCAAGTCGGAACCGCCGGATTTCTTCCCGTTGAACGTCTGTCATTGATTCCTCCCCGAATAATAGAGAGCATTCCGAAGATATGCTCTAAAATTGTGTTTCCGTTAAAAAGGCACGGCCGTTTGTCCGGACCTTCTCTATAGTTTCTAATCCAGGGTACGGCCGTTTGGCCGGGCCCTCTCGATCATCAGCTGCATTGAGGTCTGGTCGTACGTCCAGACCTTCCAGCCTATTTTCTTCTCATAGTCAGAAGCCGCTCCATGACGTCGTCCTGCGGTGTTGCGCCAGTATACCCGGTGGAACAATTTTCTTTGACGATCTGATAAATTTCATACCAGAGCCGGTTCGTCTGATTCATATACGATTGGCTCATACTTACATATGGCGACGCTATCGCCATCTGCGTAGTCGGATGTTTTGCCAAGTAGCCTGTATTTGAGATAATTCCCTCGCAATGAATCCACCGCGCAGCTGCCATGGAATAGCGCTCCAACACTTGTGGGGAGACCAGCGCGGAGCACCCCCGGTCATTCAGCCATTCCCATGTGATTTTGTAAATCTCCGCCGCTTGTAGAGTCGTACCGTCCCGTTGAACGGCAGACAACATTGCGCTCGGCAGCGGCATCTCCTCACCCCGGAACTCCACTGCATTCGAAAACTCTAAAACGGTTAGCTTCCTCTTTCCAGGATTCCCATCCAATATCTTCTCAGCTAGCGGTTTCGGTGGTCTTCCGCCTTGGCCGGGCGCCGGGCCTCGTCTTCCCATATAAATTCCTCCCTTCAGATGCGATTGGTTTTATAAAATGTCTGTCCGGTTTCATATTTCAGGGGTGTGACGCACGGCACACCCCTGAAATTCGACGGCCCTTTTTTATGCGCTTTGCCGTTCATATCAATATGATCCCAGCCACCATTGGATAAGGTGCGGGCGTTTGCCCGTACCTTTAACCCGTCCAAAATCTGATTAATAAGATTGAAGGTAGACTCGTTCGAGCACACGTTGCTATGATTTTCAAGTGCTAGATTACATTTGATCGACCGGGGTCAAATCTATATTTGTCAGGGTGCGGGCATTCGCCCGTACCCTCAAAATATCAATAATCAGGTTAAGATTGATCACCTCTGTTTTGATCATAATCTGCCAGGGTAAGCGCGTTTGCGCTGACCCTGCCTGTATTTCATATTTCGATCATTAGGAGTATCAATCACCATGACTCTGTTTTTAGTCTGTCTGTTATCTTCATTAGGGTAGGGCCGTTTGATCCTACCCTGCCGCATATTTCGTTTTCAGGGTATGCTCGTACGAGCATGCCCTGCCACAGATTCGTTTTTCAGGGTAGGATCGTTTGACCCTACCTTGCCGCAACATTCGTTTTCAGGGTATGGTCGTACGACCATACCCTCGATACCGAATCAAGAGATCTACTTTCATCTACCATTGGACTTTCCAGTAATTCGGCTCTATTTGCCCAAGCGTGTAACCCGTAAAACTTATTGGCCTATTCCCCCTAAAACTTTCGCGAATTTTCGTACGCGACCCCGCCACGTTGTCCTTAAATTTAAGCTTTGGAGATTAATAGTCCCCCTGATAGGTACCCCGAAAATTGGACAGCCATTGATTGAAATTCGGTAGTGATGAATCAAAACACCGAACAGAAAAGAGAGTCGGAAATCAAAGATTCGGACAGATATGAAATCTCGCAGCCAATGGCTGGACAGATAATGGTATAATATCTGTGATTGATTTTCACCCTCGGAAAAGGAGAAAACAATGGCTAAAGATGGTACCAATCGCGGCGGAGCCAGACCCGGAGCTGGCCGCAAGAAGAAAACAGGTGAAGGTGTGTATGAGCACGTTACCTTCACCGCAGAGCAACTAAAAGAACTCACGGATTCTCCTCATGTATCAAGCGTCTCCAGCAAGTCGGTTTCATACACGAAAGCCTTCAAGACAGCAGCATGGCAAAGATACTGTGACGGCGTCGACCCAATACAGATTTTTGCGGATGCCGGATTGAATACAGAAACGCTCGGAAGGTCACGAATTCTCGGCTTTTTCAAACTTCTGCGTGAAGCAAAAGCCAAAGGGCTTTCATTTACCGAGGGAAATGAGCCTTATCCAAGCGATGCAGAAAAGGAAAGCTCGTTCCCGACACCGCCAAGGAGAGCCAATCGGGGGCGGCCTCCCGTCATGACCGACTCGGAGATAAACAAGCTTGCCACAAAGGTCGCCTATATGTCACAGGAGCTGGAGTTTATAAAAAAAATTATTTTAGCGGAGAAGAAGGAGAAATAGCCATGTACATGAACGGCTCTCCGAAGATCCGCTATGCAATCATTGCTGAGACGATAAAGCGGGACAGTAACCTGCTGAACATCTCATACCTATGCGAGCTTGCCGGCATTTCTCGCTCCGGCTTCTACTATTGGCAGGGCGGAGAACATGACCGGATTGAGGCAGAGGAACAAGATAAACGGGATTTTGAGCTTGTGCTTGCCGCATTTCAGTACCGTGGTTACGCAAAAGGAGCGCGAGGCATCCATATGCGACTTCTACATCAGAATCCGCCTGTGAGGATGAATCCGAAAAAGATTCGGCGCCTGATGAAGGGCTTTCATCTCGTGTGTCCTGTTCGGAAAGTGAACCCGTATCGTCTGCAGGCGAAACGGCTTCAGGAAAACCGTATTGCACCTAATATACTCAACAGGCAGTTTAAGGCATACGGATCGCGAACGGTACTGCTTACAGACATTACGTTCATTCCGCGCTACTCACACCATGAGCCAAAAACCAAATATTCATATGTGTGCGTCATTATGGACGCATTCACAAAGGAAGTACTCTCCTGCGTATGCCGAACCTCGTATGAAACGGATATTGTCTTGGATGCACTAAACCAACTCATGGAGAAGCATGGCGCAGAGCTTAAAACTGACGTGTTGATTCATTCAGATCAGGGCTGCCAGTATACAAGCTCAAGATTCGTTACTATATTGAATGACTATGGTTTAAGACAGTCGATGTCTCGACGGGGAAATTGCTGGGATAACGCTCCGCAGGAGAGTCTGTTTGGTCATATGAAGGACGAGATTCGTCTGAATCCCACCGATGGGCACAACCAAGTCGAGCAGAAGGTTCTGGAATGGGTTGACTATTACAACAATGAGAGATACCAGTGGAGTCTTGCAAAGCTCTCTCCGGCAGAGTATTACCATTATGTGACTACGGGTGAATATCCCTTGCCTCTTGAGAGCAACGGGGGCTCTGCCCCCGAACCCCCGGAGTTTAACGCTTCGGTTTCCAAGGAAGGCAGAGAAAAAGACGAAGCCGAAGCTCCGCCTTCCCCGCAAACCTGACATACCGCTCGGGTCGCTCTCCAGCGTTGCCTTATCCTGTATGTCAGTAAAGCAAGTGCATTATACTACGAAACTACCGCACCAACCCACACCGAGATTTCAAACAATCTCACGTTGTCCAATATTGGGGGAGCACTTTACCCTACCGGGGCAAAGACCGAGCGAATATATTTTCGATCAAAGTGATTATGTTTTGGTCTGTATCAAAATGTGATACAGACCTCACCGGTCGTGCCAGCGGTCGCCCATCTCCACGGTGATACGCGAGTGGCAAGGCTTGCACAGCGCCATCAGATTATTTGTGTTGTTGGTGCCGCCGTGACTGAGCGGGAGGATGTGATGCACTTCCTCGGCGGGTGTTAGTTTGCCTTGCCTTTGACATTCTTCACACAGCGGATGTGCCTTGATGTAGCGGTCACGGATCCGTTT